GCATCAGGGTGACTGACTTAACGCCAGTTGCTCTCATCTGCTGTAGGAACAATAGTTCTTTATCGTAATCACGCAGATCAAATGCATCAGGGTAGAATATTTCAACGTCTGGGGTTATGTCTTGCCATTCGCAGAACAACTGCCACAACTGCTCTTCTGCCAGTTCTAAGATGTCGGCCTTCTCAGATAGTTTCGCATTTAACATCTGAAACTCTGTCTGCATCGCCACGCCTGACTGGGTCATTGCCTCAGTACCGCGAACAGCACCCATATGCGCCATGCGATTAATGGCCTCGACCTTATCCTTTATCGAGTTGCGAACAGCATCAAGATTCTGACCGCTAGGCTGTATCTGATAGGGCTTTAAACTTGCATCCATATCGTCAGGCATATTGATAATTGCACCCGCACCTGCACTAGCATCGGTCTGGTATGACTTCACTAAGGTAGGGTGATTACTGATTCGTATTAATTGTTCAATCTCTGATAGTTCCTGATAGATTGCTCTCTGCATATAGGCCGCGTCTGCAATATCTGATATACCGATACCGCGAACAACTGATCTCTGGGCAGGAAGGAATACAGCAGGTATCTTGCCTAGCGCGTTATCTTCTTGCTCAACCATGCGCTCGTTATCATTGACCGAATGCCACAGCTGTACGCTGTCTTTAGTCCAGACCCTATACCAAGTATCTGTTTGCGTATCAGTCACCCTGTCGATTGCTTCCCTAATCTTTAGGTAGACAAGTTCAAATCTACCACTGGCCGTTCTTTCGTACTTCCAATCAAATACGTTCTCAGGGGTAAACATCGTCACATAAGGGCGAATCTCTTGTTCTAACTCTTCTGCCTTTGTTCCTGCTGTTGACTTAGGCTTATCCATCATCAACCAAACATGGCCGTAAACGCTAGACCAGATTTGCGCCTCTCGCATAAACGCATTGAAACTACGCCCATCTAAATCAGCATCCTTGAGAAATGGCTCAAGTGCTACATTCCCAGCGGCTGAGTTATACGCCCTAGTCGGGGGTACTCGCCATAGGAAACTGGAGTAAATGTGAACAATGTTTTTACAATGATTATCTAAGGGGGTTAGATCGAGTCGTCGGTTGTACTCATCTTTATCTTCTGAAATGTAGCGTGTCAGGTACGCTCCATCTATGTAATCTTCACCGCCCATATAAGAGCGCAAATAAAACTCCCAGCGAGACTGATTGTTGTCGTATTCTGGGTGTGTTGTTTCAATCGTTTTCATCAAGTCCACCTAGTAGGTTGTGGTGTGTCGTATTCAGTGCGAACGGGGAACAAGTATTCAACCAAGTAACCAAGGGCATCATTCATATGATCAAACCCGTCTTTATTTGGCTGGCTTGTCCCTTCCTTGTATGTCTGCCGTTCTAATGACTTAATCGTCTGCTTGCATTTCGGGCTGATATACAAATGCCGCTCACCATCGCTCGACAGTAAACGACTATTTACAGCATTGATCCGATCCCTGACCAGTGCGTGATTCTTTTTCGCCTTAACGCTGTATCCTGCGTTTTGTAAGATCGACAAATCTGTGCGACCACCAGCAGATGTTTTCCGCTGTCTTGATGCTGGGTCTGGATAAACAATTATATTGCGAGTCGGATAACGCTCATCAATCTCCGCAACCATCTCATCGGTATTTGATCCATACATGACTATCTCGTCAACGGCATACAGCGTCCCGCCTTTACGAATACAGATAACGGCAGACATGGGATCAAGGTTAAAATCCATACCAATATGCAGTGTACCATTATCATCGTCTAACGCCAATACAGACTCTTCACGACTGAACGAGTAATAAATCAATCCAGAATAAGTTACAAACTCCGCGCAGTATTCCTGATTGAATGTTCGCTCATCTAAATCCTGCTTGGCTTGCTCTATCTCTTCTTCAGGTACGTTGCCGCCCTCGATGGTGGTGTATTGGAATGACTCCCAATCTGCCGCCTTATCAATCCCTTTCGCCCAGAGATCGTAAAAGTGATTACGGCCTTTAGGCGTACCGATAAACATTGCACCCCCTTGCCGATCAGATAGGGATGCTCTCAATACTTCATACCATGCTTCTGGCCGCATATCAGCGAATTCATCTAGCACGACATAATCTAATGCACGACCACGTAAGTTGTTTGGCTTCTCTGCTCCCTTTAGGGCAATCACCGATCCATTGATTAGCTTGATCGTTAGGGCTGTTTCGTTGGTCTTTTGGATGTACTGTTCTGGGATAGTATCAATCAGCATATTCCAGCAAATCTCTTTTGCCGCCCCGTAGGTAGGGGCAACATACCAGACGTTACGATTGTTTCCAGATATGGCCGCCCTCAATAATGCGCCAGTGGCTAGAAACGTCTTGCCGAATCTACGCCCTGCAACAACAGAAACAAACCTAGCCTCACTTAAAAAGATTTCACTCTGCGGCTTTGTTAATTGCATCTTTATCCACAAGGATTTGTATTGGTGGAATCTCTTTTACTGGTTCAACATATTGATCGCCCCATGATTCCCTATCCCTAGTCTTGAGATAAAAGATCATGCAGGTATTGTCACCATCAACCGCCTTCTCGAATAGTTTATTCGTTACCTGATTGATGCCTTCACTGCGACCCCTTTTTATAGCCTCAAGAAACTCTGGATATTCTTTCTGTCGCTCATATATGGTTGCATCGGACACACCCAAGCAATCGGCTATCTGCTTAACTGTAAGCCCCCTAGAGGCCATTTCTCGCGCCTTACGACAGGCTAGCTCATCAGGTATCCACTTTGGTCTGCCAGCGGTCATACTTCTGTCCCAAATAGTTCATCTGCTTTAAGTGTAGGCTCTTCTGGCTTTTGTTGCTCGATAATATCTTCCACAGCCTCATCTACAGACTGCGACCAATCCGCTAAAGCCTCGCGTATTGTGTGGCGTTGTACGTCTGTTTCTATAAGTGAGTCCATGATTGCGTCGAACTGAGCCAGATGATCTTCTAGCTCAAAAAATAGGCATTCATCTATCCGATTTGATACTTTGATTGATTCCATAACATACCCCTAACGTAGATGGATAGGGGCATTGTATACGGTTTTAAACGATTATGTAAATTATCTTAGATCGTCTGCGGCTACTGCGGTAAGGGAGATAAGGGTAAATAGGATAATGTAAAGCACTGTTGCCTCTGGTTGCGTGAATGAGGCGAGATTATAAAGACTTTTGGTTATGCTGAGAAATGCTTGTTTTTAATAAGATTAATACCTTTTCTGGTATATATTCTAATGTATATTAATAGCCCGTTTCGGCTCCCCAGTGGGCTAGTCTGGGTCAAAAGGTTAAGGGAAACCTTGGCCTGATGCGTAGTGGTCACCAGTGCATCACTCTGGCAGGAAGGGTTATGAACCCCTGACCGCTAGTAAATCAATATCTCCAAAGCGATAAACCCAAATAAACTAAAGTATATCACCGCTAAATACATACGCTTTACGACTATATCAGTCATTAGCCATTCTTTGATCTTACCCATTCTGTCGCTTTTGTTGGCGTCTTTTATCGCCTTGTCTGCGAATCTGTGGGCTTCTTTCATTGCTTTTTCTATCTGGTTCATCATTTGCCTCGCTTTTTTCTATTGCTGGATATAACTCTCTTAAACGCTTCCACTCATTAACTGCATTCAGTGTTCCCATGAAAATGCCCTCTCTATACTTTGGTATTGGCAGAATTCATCCCAAACCTTTTCCCTCAGAGTATCTTCCAAATAGAGATATATTCTACCCCTTATTAGTTCTTCAAAGTCATCATTGTCTAATATAGCTTTGAAGTCGTCTAATGCCTCAGACCAGAATCCGTCATCATCGCACTCATGGCGGTATTCTGTTTCTTTCGACTTAAAATAGTAAGCCAGCGACCCAGAGGGTAACGCTTGATATTGCCCGATCCGATAAGTTAAATCTAGCACCGCATCAAAGTTATCCGAACATGTATGCGGGAATATATCATCTAGCCAAGTCGAATGCATTTTAAGCCACGTATAACAGCAAGCATCTTTCTCACTGTCGCTCAGTGCGATCAAGTCACCATCCCATCTATCATCTCTTGATGTGACCCAACCTACAAAATCTCTTAAATCAGCTTTCATATTATTATCCTTAAAAAAGCCCCCCGAAGGGGGCAAGAGGGGAGAAACTAACATACACCGTATTTGACGCAGTCGGTGTATTCCATATGTGAAACAATGCTAAATATAAGAAACAAAACTACTGCCGCTACCATTGCCTGTCTGCTTTCTGCGCGTTTCTTGCGCTCAATTCGTGCGGCTTCTTGGCCGACTTTGTAAGGATGGTTAATCATATTATTCCCCTTGATTGATTGCCCCCCGTAGGGGGCGGTTAGATTAGATTGCGTATATATCTTTAAAATATGGCTTGTCGCATAAATCGTTAGCTTCAATTTCGGACATAACAACAGCATACTCCCTGCGGTCATACGCCTCATCATCATCAGCAAAAGTGATTAATAAGTCATGGTCTCCCCAAATCCAGTCTTGAATTTGAATCAGCGCGGCATAGGCTTCTGGATTGTCCTGCCCCCTTGACCCTGCTTCGTTTTCCAAAGTTTCTAGTATTTTTACAAACTCTTTGTTCCAGTCTTTCATTTTGTTTCGCCTTTATTAATTGATTGAGGTGTAACAATAAACGATCTACCGCCTAAAGTAAACTTTTCTGTATACAATAATCATGGTTTTTATATAACATTTTGCAATAAAACGAATCTGCTTATAGCTTTTTCGCATATATGGCGAAAATGTGAAAACATACGTACATATAGCAAAAATACGTACATATAAATGCAAAAATACGACACTTTACTGCGCTACATTTCGCCTATGCGCCACTCTTGCTCTTTGATCTGCTCTTTTAAGTCTCTGGCGAACTGGATTACTTCTTCTCTGTTGAACTTAGGCGATGCCCTCCAAGCCAGCCTTTGCATTGCCCTGATGCGCCTAGCACCATACGTATCTTCCATGTATATCCGATAGGCTTCTTGGATTTTGGTGGTTTTCATGCCCCACTGGTTGCAAGCAGGGCATTGGGGGTGGATGTTCTCTTCAAATAGCTTGAATACTATATGCCTACGGGAGTAGAAATGACCGCCCTGCATATTCTTATAGTGATCTACCTTGCCGCACGTTACGCAGGTGCAGTACCCGTTATCATCTGATGCCTTTAACCTAACCAACCTTTGTAATAGCTTGGCCGCCTTTTCAACCTCTTGCGCGACCGTAGATTTCTTCTTCTTCGCCATATTCCAACTCTAACAATAGTTCACAGTAGTGGATGATCTTTTTAATATCTTCCGCGCCATTTTTATCCCTAGTCGCGTACTTAACGATATTTCCGCGAATAAAATCTAAATTGTTCGCGGTGATATATTCTATCGGCTGGATCGCTAACTTGTAATGATCGCCCCCTTCCTGTTTGTTCAACGCACTCACTCATCTTCCTCCGTTTCAAGCATTTTAACTTCGCATGGAATCCCAAGATTGCAATAAGGGCAAATGCCATAAGCATTGTCATCATCGCCAACCCAATACTCGAGGCCATT